AGAACCTCACCAAGTTTCTCTTTTAACTCACGAATTTCTGCTTCCAGTTTCTTGAGTTCTTCATCCTGATCCGCATCATACTCTGCAAGTTTTTTGTGATAATCTTCTGCAAGAATGAGTTCATACTCATCTGCAACTTTCTTCATCTGTGCTTCACTATTGCTGTCATTGAATGCCACACGACAAGCACCATCAAGAATACTGTACTCACAAAATCCAGAAGCAGCAAGGAAGTTCTTGAAGAGTTCATAATACTGATGAATGTTCAAGTCTTCTGCTGGTGCTTCAATCGTGATAGTTTTACGATCCACACTTTCAGGAAAATACTTGCTTGGTGAATCTTGACTATCGGTGGTGTAAGAAAACTTGATGGTTGCTTTGTAAGTCATTGGAGTTCTGTGTGTATGAAGCTATTATAAGTCATCGGGGCATCTGTGGAGTTCCTTTGTGCCAGTTCATCAGGTGTCCTCATCCAGAAGTTCTTTTAGTTCTGACATTATATCTTCTATAGGATAAGTTTTTACTTTACCGGTATCTACATCATCTACCATCTGCATCAAACTCTCAAGGAATTTTTTGGGATAAACATCATCCTCCAGACTATCCCAAAAGTATAAAATACACAAATCTAATGGGTCATCATCTCTAAGTAGTGCATATTCTGCATAGTTATTTCCCATCAAATCTCCCCAGTTCTGAAAAGAATACCAACAGTTCATCCATCCTTGTTGAATACAAGAAAATAGAATATACTCAACCCAAGATAGTTTAGTTTTCTTTTTATCAGTTCCTAATAGTGCTCTTGAAAAAATCATAATTGCTCCACATAAACATCACTAATGGGAATACTCTTACACTTATAATAAGTTGCAAGTTGTTCAGCACTCATAGGACTATTCACAAGCACTTGAATACTCACAGTAGCACCATCTACAAGACTTGAAAGAACCACAGCAAATTTATTCATTAGTTGTCCTCAACATAAGGCATTTAGGGGGTCTTGGGAACCAACTCATCGTCCTGTCACATCAGTGTAGTCTTGTAGCATACCACATCTGAAGTGCAAGCGCAGACGGGGCCATTCATGCCAATCTCCTTTCCAATCTGCTGGGTAAATTTCAACATACTTGGTGATTTCATGGAATTTGAACTTTCCATGTACACCTGTTGGTATCCATTCAAAGTTGAGAAATCCACGCTTATCATACCGCCCATCATCTTTTGGGATTTCTTTAAATGTATGTGTGTCTCTGTAATGTGGACACCATAATTTACCACTGGGATCTAGCCAGTAGTTTGTCATTGTGCCACCAATACCAAACTCTTCAATGTCTTTAGTTTGACATTCAGTATTTGTGAACTGCTCACCCAAATCATATGATGAGCGAAAATAATCAAACATTCCCAAAACTAGTTACCTCCTTAGTAGATTGTGGTAGTATAATATCTCAGGATTATCTAGGTCTTTACATTGAGGATAGAAGATTTTGTCTCGATAGCAACCATCTTCAGGTTTAGGTTGTTGATATACAATTTTGGGTGATTCATAATCTCGTACACAAATCCAATTACCTTGAATACAAAGTTGTAAAATTGCAAGTATTTCAACCATCAGCGTTTTATTACGGAGATTGCAGGTTGACCTTGATTGAAGATAGTGTCAACAACTGCTTGTACTTTGCGGGAGGTGCTGATACCTACATTATCATAAACAGGCACACAAACTAATCCAAATGTCTTTGATTTATCACCAAGTCGAATGACACGGCCGATGGTTTGACTGATGCCAATGTAGTCCATGTTTCGCATGAATAGCACTGCATCTAGACCATTGACATTGATACCTTCAGACAAAATAGAATGGTGCAGAACCACAAACTTCTTGGAGGAATCTTTACCCCAAGCATTCAGAGTATCGAAGAACTGTTCGCGGTTGACCTTCTGACCGTCAACCACAGCTCCAGTCTTGGATGTAATCATCATCCAAGAATACCCACGATGCAGTAACTGCTGACAGAAATCAGATTGTGATACCAGACCGATAATCTGTTTGGTAGTGCGAGCACAAATCAAAATCTTCTGAACACTTTGTTCGTCGATTGTTTCAATCAGATTGTCAGCATCGCGGGAGAAAATTACCTGCTTACCCTTAACCATTTGCAGTTGCTTGACAACAACCTTAGGAGGAAGAATATAACCCTGCTTCACCAATTCAGGTGCAGGAACCTGGCAGATTACTTGGCCATATACCTCAGGCAGATTCATACCTGGTTTGGAAATAGTAGTAGAATGCTTAGGAGTAGCAGTGAAGAAATAGCAGCGGTCAGCAACAGAAGCGAAGTGCTCCGTAGCAGGGAAAAAGTTACGCTTGACGGAATTGTGGGCTTCATCAAAGTAAATTGTATCAACATGAATATCTGCCTGTTGCAGACGTTGTAGAGAATTGTAGGTGGTAAAGATCAGCAGGTGACGATTATCCGCGAGACAGATACCAGAGTTGACAGCAATCTCGGAAGGTTTGGTAGTGTTGAAGTGATGTGTCTCCCCAGAGTGAACGTGCATCACTTCAGCATTAGTGATATGCTCAAGAAATTCGCTAGACAGTTGCTCAGCGAGTAAGATGCGGGGAGCACAGACTACAACAGTCTTAGGAGTTTCTGACTGAAACAAGCGCAGAGTATCATAGATCATCTTCAGAGTCTTGCCACCACCAGTGGGCACAATAATCTGACCTTTGCTATACTTCTGCATCGCAGCAATAGCGCGGTGTTGGTGCGGGCGAAGTGTAATCATGAATTGCGTTTCAATATGGCCATTATACAGCAAAAAGGGGTCGCTGTGGACCCCATGTGACAGTTTTAGTACTGGATCACTGGCAATAGCAGCGAATATAATTCTTCACATCATCAGCACTTACAGAAGACTTAGAAGTAGGGTTAGCAAGAGCATAGATCTCATCAACAAACTTCTGATTCTTCACATTAAAGAAAGAATCGGTGATCTGACCAGATTTGATCAGATAGTTGTTAACATTATTTGCAGATTTGACAAGATGTTGCCAAGGCTTCTTATCGGTAGAAGTGGAACCCAGATAACGCTTAACAGTAAAAGTGGAGAAGAAATCTTCAATATGAGCGGTCATGTTGAAGTTAATTCCAAGACCACCCATTGCATCATCCAGAAGAGGATGCAAACGCTTCTCAAAGTTATAGAGTCCACGAAGCAGGTAGGAAGAAATTTCCATCTCAGGTTTCTCTTTTTCCCAATCGACAGAGTTGCAGAGAGTTTGCACAATGTCTTTCAGAGTATCCAGAGCATCGTCGTTGGTAGCATAAGAAACCAACTTTTTCATCTGTGCCACTTTGGTGCAAGTAAAGTGTGGATTTGTTACCAGAGGGAAGGGGAATGAAATGGGTTGCCAAGTCAAACCAGGAATGCTTTTGTAGAAGTTCATCGTATTGATGGCATCTACATCACCACATGCAACTTGGTGAGGAAGTGCTTCCCAATCTTTAGTGGGATTGATACCTTTGATTTCCTTATAGAAAACCTTGGATGCTTCAAGCGAACGATCTGTTTGAGAAACCGAAGATTCAAAAGCAACGACACGAGCCATCACTTCAAGATCTTGACCAGTCACTTGTGCAATCGCAGCAATCTGTGCTGTAGTATGTTGCTTTTTGACAGGATTAAATTCACCAGTTACTTCATCATAGAAGAACACGGGAATTTCGGACTCACAGAAATCAACCGTGTGGTTGTACAACTCAAAGTTCTCGGAACAATACTCAGGGAGAACCAGGCGCACACCACCTTGCTTATAGAAAATTTTAGAAACAGGAACTTTTACCGTATAAGTTTCTTTGCGGTTGGTCTGGTTGTTATAATGCTCATAAAATTTGGTCAGGGACATGAAAGAATCCCCAAAACCAATAGGATACTTTACATTTGCGGAATCAATGTTATCTTGGACAATGGAGCGCAGTCCACGGAAACGAGGTTCCGAAATCATGGTGAGTGCTGAAACAGAACTCATGTTTTTGACTGCACTAAAAATTTCAGCAGTCAGATCTTGAGTGGTAGTCATAAGAAAAAACAAGTAAAAGACAAAACCTTTTAACGAGGGTTAACTCATGGAATTGGGAGGGGATTAAGTTCCCGTCCCTCAACCATGTGGCCAATATAACCGATTTAAAAGAATTCGTCAAGGCCCCCGTCCACTTCGGGAATTGTCACAGTGTCCGTCACTTGATTCCCAAGCACTCTCACCATAAGATTCAATGATCTCTGATGTGGACGACCTTTCCAACCATACCATTTACTTTTCTTACCTAAAGTATATGGTGGAAGCTTTCCTACGGAAAGATACTGCTCCGCAGTAAGGTCATAAATGTTATCTTCATTCTGTATCCACCAGTGAGTCTCACCGCGATGATCTTTACCACTCATCGGTTGCAATTTATCTGTATCCATTAGATAGAACAATGCCTGCGTAGAGTGATAGCAATGTCCATATGTTGGATTTGTTTGATTCTCTGCACGATACCTTGTTGATAAAAGATCTGGTGTAAGATTGCGTTTAATCAATCCCATCACCAGAACCATATTATATTCAGAGTATCTGTAAGGTTCAAAACTCAATGTACGAGTCTTGATAATTGTGTCTCCGTTGTATTTGTGTCTCTCTATAGTTCTTATAGCCATCTCATGAACCCAGACAAAGGTATTCTACAAGGATTTATTAGATTCTGTCAAGTAGTGTAGATATTCTTCATAGAGCACTTCTTCCATCTGAGATGCTTGAACTTCCCAAGGTTGGTTTTCATAATCAACATTAGAGAAATCAATACCTTTCCAATGTCTCTTACCATAACGATCTTTTAGAGCACCTTGAACGTGTTGATACACATGCCAGAGTTCATGTAAAAGTGTTTTGGTATAATTTTCTGGTGTCATGCAGTTGTGCATCTCAATCTCAAATGCACGAGGGCGATAATCACAATCAGTGGCCCACACCCAACCATACACACCCTCACGAAGTAGACCGCGATGATGAATAGAAATGTATAATTTGTGCTTGGGAAGGTGTTTCCCTATGAACCAATCTACAACGTGCTCACAGCGCCGCCTAGAGTACTTATAACCCGTAATATCAAGAGAATGCATGATTCAACACCGATTCAGTTACTTTAGTGCCCCAGTGCAAAAGGTTCACGAATACACCGATAAAGACCAGTTTTTCGGTTAAACTTAGACGCATGGACTCCTGGTATCTGTAGCCATTATAAAACCCCTCAGAGGCAATCTGAGGGGTCAGGTGGACAGTTATTGTTTTGACACACCCAGGTATTGTCTGCCATCATAAATGTTTTGTTTATGTTCTCCATCAGCATTCACATAATGTAAGAATGCTTGAAGATACCAATTTTGTTCAAATGGTGGTCTCCAATGATAAAGGTCACAACCACGATATAAACAAAGATCTCCAGGTTCAAGAAGAATTTCTACAGCATCACTACGATCTTCCTGAGTTGAAAAATAAATTGGATTGATAGGAGTTTCATTTGGAATTCCAAGAGCTAATGTTGCAGAAAGTTCACATGCTGGGCGGTCTCTATGAATTTTTAATTCATCTCCTTTTCCATATAATCTGGTATAAGTATAGGTTGGAAGTAATTTATATCCAGATATTTTACTTAATGAATCTGCAGCATTTCCCAGAATAGTATCCATTAATGGATCGCCATAAAAAGCAAAACTATTTGGTGCTTGTAAGTCACCAATAGTTGCTTGGCCTGCACGAAGTCTTGTATAAAAATATGATTGTATAAATTGAACAAAATCTTCATCCAGAAAATTTTTAATAATTTCGTATCCTTTTTCTTTAAACATAATTTATCTCAAATTTGGCCCGTGAACCCACGCAACTAAAGAATATCGTTCTCCTTTTGTGACTGGAATGACTTCATGTAATGTATACGATGGAAAAAATATTGCCATGCCTTTTTGTTTTGGGAGAGTCTCGGAAATTCCAGTATGAATTACCAAATCACCCCCCTCATAATCTTTAGGATCTGATAGTTGTAAGGACATGCTTAATTTTCTATTATGTGGAATTGACCAATTCATAGGATCTATATGAGCATGATAAGTTCCTTTTTCTTCACTTGAATAATATGTAAATTGCAATTTTTCTATTTTTTTAAGATCAAAATTCCAAAATTGATCGTTAGTTGCAATAATGGCATCGGTTAGTTTTTGAAAAATCCAACTAGTTTGAGAATTTGAACCTATCCAAGAAACAAAAGATCTTCTATGGTCTAAATAGACTACCCCCCTGCCCCCTGTTGTAGCTCTCTCAGGATTTAATCTTTTACCAATCACGACGATTCTTTCTATTTCTTCATCGGTAAAAATATTGGAATTGTAACTCCACGGTGGTGTTGTTTGTGATTTTAAATACCAAAACTCTGACCTTACTCCTGTTTTTACGGGATCATTATCTACAATATCATTAAAATTGTATTGATAAGAAAAATATTTAGAAATCATAATTTACCTTTGGAAAGTCTGCGATAGACTGACACGATTCTATTTGTGAGTATACTTCCTTTTCCCATAAATTGCAACTTTCATTATGATCTTCAATTAAGTTTGAAATATTAATAATGTCTTCTGCAGAAAATTCGTAGTAACAAAAACGAATCTTTAAAATAAAAGTTTTTTCTAAATTTTCTTTTGCTCTTTCTTTCAGAACAAGCAATTCTAATCTAGTTTCAGAATCTGTGGAAATTGAAATCTGATTATATGAGATTAAACTTTCTTTTTTTTGATTTACTTTTTCTGATACAAGAAATTTAAAATTTAATTTATTCATCTCAAGATTTTCTGGACTTGATTCATAATCAGAAATCTCAGGTGAACGAATGTTTATCCACCCGAGATTATCCCAACCAGCCCATTTTAGATCACGAATTTCTTCATCAGATAATCCAGGAAGACCAGAAATATTTTTCCAACATTCTGGAAGTTCTTGTACTCGATCTAATATAACTTTATTTTCTGGATCAACTAAAACATAAAAATTTTTCATCATTCATTATCAGATTCTTGAATTTTTTTCTTTCTTCTTGTAGTTGCTTCTAATTTTGGTCTTTCCACTGAATTTATATTCATTGGAAGAATTCCATACTTTAGCTCGTGAGCTTTTGTCAATTGTTTTTTATCAATGTCACTTAGTTGCCAAGGAGCTGCACCCTTCCAATAGGAAGAATTTGGTTGATCCAATTCCCAAGATCTCCAAGAAGTAAAATCTTGTTTAGGTCTCTTTATAATTTCAATACCACATGATGATGCTAGTTGTTCTAAAAGTTCAACAGCTTCTACAGGATGTAAGATGTACCACATACTATTTAATTCTCCACGGAGAATTATTTCTACCATTCCCCCGTTTGCTGATCCAATTGAAATAGATCTTGCTCTACTTTGGTTTGATTTTAATGCAGCAAGTTCATTTTGTTCATGAATTTCTTGAATTTCTTTTCTAATTTTTGATTGCTTTTGCAATGGTTTTTTCTTTTCTGTCATGACATTTTTTAATACTAAATTTTACCAAGTAGGAATCCAGGCATTAATTTCTGTGTCCCATCTATAAAGATTTCCATCATTATGAAGATCATAAGTTCTTGTTGGATCTGGATTCCAAGTGAAAGTTTCTTCATTTAATATATATCCATCCATTGGACATGGTGGAATAAATGCATTTCTGGTAGAATCGTAAGTATATCCAATTTCTGGAGAATTTAATGGGTCATTATTGTCATCATATTCTACCGTGTTAAACTCATCTTTGGGTTGCCTATTAACATATACTAAGTTAAGTAGATCTCCATTTTCGTTTGTATATTCAGTTTTCCAATAATTGCCAATCTTACCCAATATTTCAGTTGAAATGCCAAGTCGTGTACCACTTTCAACGTGGACGCATATGTTATTAGAATCTAAAAAAACTAACTTTGAAACTGTTCTGAGTGTGTTATTCATTGGGAACTCCAGCTAACTGTTACGAAACCGCCAGGCGCGACGGTTATTGGATAATTAGTTTGTGGTGTAGTTACCACATTTGGACTTGTGGTTGGTGTTGCTGCTGATCCAGCCCCACCAGGATTTGACGTGCCTGGATTTCCTCCGCTTCCAGGAGCTCCTGCATTTCCAGCTGCACTGCCACCACCACCACCACCGCTGGAACCCCAGAGTGCTCTTGGGGCTTCGCCGCTTTTACCTAAAGCACCCCTCCCGCCTGCACCGCCGCCGGGTCCTGCTGGTCCACCAGCAATTACAGCTATTGCGCCAGCT